CAGAAATTAAAGATGTGAGCGCAAATTTGAATAATTCAACACAAGATTTAGTTGGTGCAAGGGTATTTGATAGCGCATATAAATTTACCTTTAGATACGGGCAAAACAAGGTCATTACGCCATTAGTTGACAACATTGAATACAAAGGCTTAAAGTATTTAATTCAGTCCGTTACAAACGAGAATTTAAAAGATATAAAAACGGTTGTTTATGCAACTGCAATTGATACGCCTAATGAGTGATTCTTTAAAAATAGATGCGAGTGGCTTGGATGAGTTAAGAAAATACCTTAAAACATTACCAAAAGAGGCTGAAAAAACTATTGCTTTAATTGTTGCGGGTGCTTCTGCTGAGGCTGAGGCCGATGCTAGAAGATTAGCGCCATTGGATAGGGGTGATTTACGAAAAGAAATGTACCATGAGGCAACAAAAGACCCTTTGATTTGGAAAGTTGGCAATAATATTGATTATGCGCCTTATGTGGAATTTGGAACGGGTGGCAAGGTTGATGTACCTAATGAATTAACTGATTTAGCAATACAATATAAAAGGCCTAATTTACAGAATATATCACAAGAGCCACAACCTTATTTATACCCAGCGGTTAAATTGGCACGCATTGAAATATTGGAACGTTTAAAAATACAATATCCAAAACAATAAAAAATGACTAAAAATTTTCCTGATAAATTCATAAGAAAGGCAATATTTAATTTATTAGATGGCACAACCGTTGATGGTAAAACAATCAATTGTTTTGATAGTCGATTAAGTGCTGGTGCAAATCGTTCTAACTATTATTTAATGAGTTTGCAAACCAATTTAGTTGATAATGATAACAAGTGTGATGCGAATTGGCAAAGTGATATAAGACTTGAGTGCGTTTCAATTTATCAAAGCACAGGCAATACAGGTTCCAGGTTAATGGCTGATAATATGGCTGATAATATGCGCAATTTATTATCAGGAACAATTACTTTAGACCCAACTGCAAACCTAACAGTTAATTGGCAAAAATTAAGTAATTATACTGATTTGGTTACACCAAGCGGAACGCAAATAATTTATAGAAAAATTGCTATATTGGATTTATATATACAATAAAAAAAAATGATTAACTTTGAAAATAAATAAAATAATTTAAAAATAATATTATGGCTACATTTATTAAGGGTGAGGTTGCAATTGTTTACATTGATGATGGTGGCGTTTGGTTGCCAATCGCGTGTTTAACTAGCAATAGTTTATCATCTACATTAGGAACAATTGAAACGGAAACAAAGTGTGATCCAGGTGTTGTTATTTCTCAATCAGGAACTTTTAACTATTCCTTAGATATGGAGGGCAATTACATTGACACAACTTCGGTTGGCGGTGATACTGCAAAGGCCTCACATGACAAACTATTTGCACTACAACAAGCAAAAACAAGTGTTACATGGCGTTTAGATACGGGATTAACTGATAATACAGCGTATTATGGAACAGCGGTAATTTCAGACCTTAGTGCTGATTTTCCAAGTGGTGATGAGTTTGCTACATTTAGCGCAACTTTTCAAGGCTCAGGTGCTGTTGTACTTGTTGACCCTGTTACAACATAATTAATTAACTTAAACAGATAATAAAATGTTACAAAAAAATGTTATTGAATTAACATTAGGCGGGAAACCGCGTAAATGTTTTTTCGGAATTGGTTTCCTTGGTTTATACATGGAAAAAACGGGTGTTGAATTAGAGCAATTACAAAATGTAATTACCAAAAACCCTTTTAAATATGTGCCTGATTTGGTTTATTTTTCAATAGCTTATGGCTATGTAAGACAAGATTTAAAACCTGAATTTAATCGCTATGCGGTTGCTGATTGGATTGATGAGGTTGGTGGTATTGGTGGTAAAGTTATTGAGGAATTTTTAAACGCTTTTACAGCATCATTGACAAAGGGAGTGCCAGCAGAAAAGGCCAATCCAAAGTCTAGGAATAGCAAAAAAAAAGTGTAAAAACTGATTATTATAAAGATATAATTTCTTTTGGTTTGGTAGAACTCGGAATAAGTGACATAAATACGTTGTATGATATGACTTTTGCCGAGTTTTCTATTAGAGGCTATGGCTATAAAAGACAGCAACAATATGAATGGGCCAAGTTTAGAAAGGTGGCATGGGCATCAATGATTGGTTTTAATTTAAAGAAACCACCAAAGACTGAACAAAAATTAATGCACTTACCTTTAGTTGATGGTGAGGTTGGACAGGTAAGCGCTGGTGGTGTTGAGCAGTTTAAAGAGGCTGTTAGACAATATCACGCAAAGAAAAATATTTAAAGAATGGACAATAAATTTTATATTGAAATAGGTGCTAATATTGACCAACTACAAGAGGCATTAAAAACAATTGATGCCGATGTTAAAGTAACAGCAAAAGAGGTTGAAAAGGTTGGTGAAAGTGCTGGCACAAGTTTTAAAGAGTTTGAAAAGTTTTTAAAAGCATCACCATTATTTGATAAATTAAATAAAGCCACAGGCGGTTTAGGTGATGAGGTTATTGCACTAGGTAAAGGCCTAGCACAAGCATTTCAAGCGGGAACGGTTGGCGCGAAATTACTAAAAACCGCTATTATAACAACAGGTGTTGGTGCGTTGGTGGTGGCCGTTGGTTTGCTTATTGCTTATTGGGATGATATAAAAGGCGCTGTTATAGGTGTTTCAGGTGAACTCACAAGGCAAAAAGAAGTATTAGAGGAAAAGGCCGAATTACAACAAAATACATTAGACTTACTTAATGCAAGTGATAATGTTCTGAAATTACAGGGTAAATCACAAATTCAAATAAACAACCTAAAATTAAAGGAATTAAAAACGCTGTTAGGTATTAAAACACAGCTTTTAGATAATGCAAGGGTTAGTTTAGAAAGTGCAATCCAACAAGAGGAAACATATAGAAAGTTAGCAAAAAAATTAGTAGATTTTGCGGTGTTGCCTGTTAGAGCGTTAGCAGTTGCCTTTGATAATGTTTTAGGTACAGAATTAGAGGCCAGCGTAATAAAGGGTGCAAATGCCTTTGCTGAGTTTTTAACGCCTGATTTAACAAGCGATTTAAAACAATCTGTTGTTGATTTAACCCAAGAAATTGCAAATATTGAAAATACTGCTGCTGGATTAAAACTTGACAACATAAAGGAAATAAAACTTGGTAGGCCTAAACTAGAGGCTATTGATACAACAGCTTTTGAGGCAAGTTTAGTAAGTGCTGAACAAATATCGGCAAACACCGCAACTAGACTAAGAGATAATTTTTTAAGCATTGCAACGGGTTTAAAATTTGCCTTTAGTGATTTAGGTTCACAATTAGGTACTGTTCCTGTTGTTGCCGCAAAAGTTGGTGAGGCAATACAAGCCACAACCGATAAAGCCGCAAAAGGTTTTGATACACTTAAAGCAAGCACGTCAGAATTTGGACAGGAACTATCAGGCTTCCTATCAGGACAATTATCTGAGGCGTTTACACAATTAGGTGAAATTATAGGTGAAAGTTTAAGTGGTGCTGATAAAGGCGTTAAAAGTTCAGGTGAAAGAATAAATGAATTTTTTGCTAGTTTCTTAAAAGGATTTGGTCAATTACTAATAAAATATGGTGCGGCGGCTGTTGTTAAAGGAACATTGGACACTATTGCGGCAACGCCAGGCCCACAATCAATTGCGGCTGGTGCGGCGGCTATTGCGGCGGGTATTGCTCTTGTTGCCATTTCAAACAGTTTTGGTGCAAAAGCTGGATTATCAGGCGGTGGCTCTAGTGGTGGTGGTTCAAGTGGTAATACGGCTTCAAATAGTTCAGGTGGTGGTGTTTCATCAGGTGCATCATCATCCTCAGTCTTTGGTGGTACGGGCAATTTTTCAGTTACATTTGAAATTGCTGGAACAAAATTATTAGGAGTTTTAAATAATACAGCACGCTCAGAGGGGCGCGTTGGTATAACAACATAAAAATATGGCGTGGTCAGCACTTTCAAATATATTTACAAGCATTGATGGTTCAGAATATGAGTTAACTATTGAAAGCGGTATTTTATTTGACCCAAACCCTGTTATTAATATAAATGGTACGGTAATTTTAGATTATCCAAAAATAAAAAACATTACCACAATGCTCAGGCCATCACAATTATTAATGACTTTTAATGTTGATGTTGATGATACTTGGTATTTAGTATTTACAGAAACGGTGGGTGATGCAAAATTTCCTGTAACATTAAAAAGGAATGGCGCACAAATTTGGTTTGGTTATGTAAAAGTGGATGGCTTTATACAAAGTTATGTTGCGGATCGCTGGGTTATAAATTTACAAGCCATTGATGGTTTAGGTTATTTACAAAACAAGGCGTTTAATAATCCAACTGCGATTGGTACAACGGGCGAAATTGAATATATACCTTATGAGGGTATGTTTAACGAAATTATAATAATTGCACAAGTATTAAAGCGCACAGGTAATTTTAATAAAGGTTTTATAATTTGGGAATTTGATTTAATATTTAATAAGACAGGTGAAACCACACCACCAATTTCATCAACAGACAGAAAAGCGCTTGAAAATACTTTTGTAAATGCAAGTAATTTTAGAAATGATGATAATGATAATACAGTCTTTGATTGCAAAAAAGTTTTAGAGGCAATACTTTTAAAATATGGCGCTTGTATATTTCAATTTGAGGATAGATGGCATATAATGAGAGTAAATAGTTTTTGGACAGGTGAAAGTGTAAAAAGCTACAAACGTTATAATTTTGTTGGTGAATTAGTTGAAACTGTTGTTGATGCACCGATTGGTAAAATTTTAGGCTCACAAGTTAATTTATTTAATCCTCACCATGCTGGCGCAAATCAGCAAATTGAGTATGATAGTACTTTAGGTGGTTATAAGGTATTATATAAGTATGGATTTGCTGGAAGTATATTATTAAATTCAGGCCTTTTACATGATTTACAGGAAATTGGAAGTTGCCCCGAATGGATTGGAATTGATTATAGCAGAATAACATTTTGGAGGCCTTATGAAACTGCTGATGGAACTAAATACAGGCCAAGATTTGATGGCCTGAATGATGGTAATAATGAGATTTTTCCACCAAGGCAATTAATATTGGTTTCTAACAGTTCAGAAACCATTTCAAAAAACTTATCTTTAAAAATAACATTTAAAATATTTTTTGAGTTTGCCATTTCTAATAGAAACCATAAAGGAAAAGCAATTGTTAGATTTGATGGTTTTGATGGTTCAGTATGGTGGCTGGCCCAAAGTGGCGAATGGATTAATAGAACAGAAACAGGAACTTTATATGTCGATACTGCCTTTATAGAGGCTAGCACATACTCAGGGGGTACAAATTTAACTATAAATACAAGCTATACAACAAGCCAAACACCTGTTGATGGAACTATAACCGTTTCATTATTTAATACTCAAACTTGGGGTGGGCCTGAAACACCATTTACAACATACTTTCAATTTCAAGATGTTGAAATTACAGCAGAAAATTTGAATATAGATGCAGAAAGCCACACAACAATTAGAAAGATTAACGAAACATCTGTAATTGATGATGAACTAGAAATTACCGTTGGTGATGGTACATCTGACGCCTATACAAGTGCAATAGAAACCATTGACGATTTAAATACAATTAATTGGTATAAAATTAGATTTGGCGGTATTGTATCAATTTATGGCCCACAGCTATTATTAGAAATTTTATCTTTAGACAGGATGCGAATGAGTGGCGGAAATTCTCAGGTATTTTCAGGTGGTATTTATGGTTATTTACCATA